TGCCTACCTGTATACCTTTTTTAAGTGCATTAAATGCTGCTGTTGCACCTGCGATAGCAGTAATGGGATCAATCATACGCAGTGCCTCTTATAGTATTACTCTTCGTTAGCCATCTTTTCTACAGACAGACGAATAGCTTTTATGTTTTCATCTATTCTAGCCATAGATACAGCCTGTCCATGCACTGCATCCTCCATACGGCCTAACCTTTGTTGTACCTCTACAATCTTAGAGGCATTAACTTCTATGTCAGAGGTCATTGTACTTACAGTCCAAACGATAGCAGCACCCTGCACAAATAAACCAAAAATTAATGTTAGTGGTACAGACTTGCTCAAGTGCCAGTTATCGTTAGACATTACTTTTATCCTCTATCTGTGGTGTGTTAGCTAATGACGTAGGGTCAAACACATCAAACCCTCTACTGTTAGCAAATGCTGCAGGACACCCTGCCCATTTATCTGCACAACCCTCAAGCCACTGTACTGTGTGATGATGCTCTGGGGCTTTACCTTTTGTAACTAATTCATTCTCCCAGTTAAGGTAAGAGAATACTTCTGCTTGAGCTTGGGCTGCATTAATACCTAAGTCAAACAAATAGATCATGTTACCTTCGTCAATCACACCCTGTCGTGGTCTTGCACTATTTAATGCTTGCTTCATGCAAGTCATAATGTGATAACGTGCTTCCTCTAGTTCGTAGTCTTTCTCACTTAGTTCTTCTTTACCTATCTTCTTCATCAAGTTGTCATACTGATTAGTAAAGAAGTTCATCTTACGTACAGCACCCTGTACTGCATTACGTGTTCCTTCTAAGTGACCTTGTATCTCTAGTATCTCTATTTCTAGTAACTCACGAGCAAGAGGTTCACGACAGTCTATCAGTTTAGCTTGCTTCTTCTTTAGCTTTACTTCTTTCTTACGTAGGTTTATGTAAGCTTCCTGTAGAGCACTACGTGTTTTGTCTATCTCAGCTAGTGTGTGCTTGATGCTACGTATGGGTGTGATAGCTGTTACGTCTAGTGTAACTCCCATAAACTGACTGTGTGACTTGTGAAAGTTGCTGGTGGCCTGTGTGACTGCTGGCATCTTCTCAGCAATGTTAGTAAGCATAGACTTATACTCAGGGGCAGCAGTAGGTAGTGCTTCGTTTAATGTAGTAGTAATAGCTAATTCTGTAGACATTTATTGTAACTCCGTTTCTTTTTGTTTTTATTGAGTTATATCATATTTTAATAAAAATAGCAATCTTTAACTTACTATCTTTTGCGATCCTGCAGATTTTATAGTAAACCATTTACCTTTAATTTCTTCTACACCTAAAACTTCTCCTGTTCCAACACCTTCTAATACAGGATCAATTTTCTCTGCTGCAAGCCATTCCTCTGTTAGCTTACCTTGTTCAGGTACATTGTGTGGCCTACGTTTTCTATTTCTAAAACGAAACTCTGTTTCTGTAACAACTTCGCCTGTTTCTCTGTATCTAAGTAATCCCATTTGTACCCCTAAGCTATAGCATAAAATATATAGTCACCATCAGTAAAGTCACCTGAGATTTGAAAGCCTGATGCTAGTGGGTCTATTAAGTCTGTGTTAGTAACCTGTGCAGCATTGTCATTAAGCAGTAAATAAGGATCATTTCCTGCAACTATACCTCTGACACTATCCCAAAAAAACCAATCACCTGCTGAATCAACACGTTTAAGTAATACAAATCTAGCACCTGCTGTGAATCCACAGTCTACATCTGTAGAACTTCCTGAGTGTGTTACTGACCCAACTTTACTTACCCCAGCAAGTGTGGCGAAGAGGAAGGCCACATAAGTATAACCACTATTATTTACACTATTATCTGCACCAACTGTAAACACACTAGAGGTAGGATCAGTGTCATTAAAAATAGTATCATCATCAGTTTTAGCATTACTATCATCTAGCCTAAGTTCATGTGTGTTGCCTATACCTGAATGATAAACTCTCCAAGTAACAGCATTGCTTCTAGACTTGAGCCAAATCATTTCTGGTACAACCCCAAGACTATGAGCTTCTGTTTTTGCAGAACCTGTGCCAGTGTAAGCAACTACATCAAAATAAGATTTTGCCCTTTTCCACATCCAAGAGAATTGGTTTGCGTTTGCTCCGTCAAAATTAAAGTAACCATTGTTGTGTCCTAGATGTGCAGCTCCATTGGAGGAGTTATCTGTTGCAGCTCCAGTGGTGTTGGCTCTTAAATAATCATCTGAAGTTAATCTTGCACTAAGTTGATTAATATCTGCACCGTTTATAGTTCTTCCACCAATAACAAAATCCACAGGAAAACCACTTGTAAAGCCTGGAATTGTATCCGTTCTAGGGGCAACAGCAAACACCTCAGTAGCATCTGTATGGGTTTTCATGTTAGGTCTTCTGATTGCTACGTAAATGTAGGTTTCAGTGTTGCCATTGACTATAGTTCCACTGTTTGTAACATTAAAACCTTCTGCATTAAAATCAATCATATCTACAGAATGTGTGGCTCTAGCAGGTTCGGCTTCACTACTCTGTGCGTGTAACCTTTGATCTACTCCACCTGTAATTACACCTCTCATAGAATCAACAATACTCCAATCACTTGTTCTAGTAGATGCTTTAGTTAATAGCCATTGAGGCTCCCACCCTAAATCAATACTAGGGCCAGTCGCATTACCATTACCTGTGTAACTACCACACTGAATCATAGAGTCAGACCCTGTTTCGTGAGCAAAAACATAAGCTACATAGCTTTCACCATCAGCATTAACTGCATGGTCTGTACCTACAGTAAATACACTTGTAGTAGGGGCAGTATCATTCCACCAATCAGCACTATCTGCAGTTGCCGCAGTTGTATTTAATATTAAATAATCTGTTTGTGGTGCAGCAGTATTTGCTCTATGATAAACTGCCCAGTTGTCTGTTTGACCTAAGTTTTTTATAAGTATCATACCCACAGTGCCGCCTAAAGAGTGAGCTACTGTTCTAGCAGAGCCTGTACCTGTATATGTAACTACATCAAAAAACTTAGGGGCTTTTTTAAATGTCCATGCACAGTAAGATTCATTATTAGTATTTACTTTTACGTCATCTCCTAAAGCAAATCCTGTACTAGAAAATGCTGTAATTGTATCTGCATCAGTAGCTTCTGCAGCAGTAGTATCTGAATGTAATATTTTAGTAGCTCCTCTTACAGTATCTGTAAGTACATTACTATCTGCTGCATCTCTATTTTTTATCCAAACAAGACTGGATTTATTAGCTGAGTCTATTCCAGTAGTAATTGTTTGAGTGCTGCCATCACCTTCATACAAATTCGTACTAAAGTTACTCTCAATAAGTGTATCTGGATTAGTTACACCAGCTTCAGGCCATACACCACCACGTCTAGCTTCTAGTTGATCTTGAACAGACCACACACCAGATGCTACCCCTGCCTCATGGTTCTCAGTAGGCTCTACTAGTGTAGGTGTAATCATATTTTTAAGGTATCGTGTTTGTGACATTAGCCTAGTCCTCCGTGACCACTAGATAAAGAAGCCTTACCATTAACACTATTAGTAGTATCTCCAAAATCTGTAGCATCTCCTGTAGAAGCTATAGTTACTTGATCTATTGTATTAGTATAGTTGCCACCAACGGAATCTGTAAATATAGCTATAGTTTTATTTGATGTTCCTATAGAACCACCACCACCACTACTACCACTAAGATCACCAAAATCACTATGATCACCTGTTGTAGCTATAGTTATAAATTCTATAATATTTACACCACCACTACCAAAGCCCCCTGCAGATAATCCCCTAGTTACACTACCTGCTCCTGCTGGTGCTCTTCTAACAGCACTAAGATTACCAAAATCTGTAGTGTTACCTGTTGTACCTATTGTAATGTATTCTACATTATCTATGTTTGCACCAGCACCAGTTTGTCCACCTTGTATAACTGCCCTTGTAGTATTACTACAGGCTGATTCATGGCTTTCATATGCAGCACTTAAATTACCAAAGTCAGTAGCATTTCCTGTTGATGCTATTGTATTATATTCTATTGAGTCTTTAGTAGTAGCACTACCGATTGTTCTACCTCCCATCCATACTGCTCTTATTGAGTTTGATGTTCCTGCACACCGTCCAGCTAACGCAGAAGCATCACCAAAGTCTGAAGCATTGCCTGTTGAAGCTATGGTAATATAATCTATTGTATTTATTGGAGATGATCCAGCATCTCCAGTAAAAAATATACCCCTAGTAGAACTAGATGCACCTGAAACTGTTCTTCTTGCTACAGTAAGATCACCAAAATCTGAAAAATTACCTGCAGTAGCAAGGTCACGATACTGTATTACATTTACTACATCTCCGTCAGGTGCTCCACCAGCAAAAACAGCCCTAGTTTTATCTGGTTTAGGCCAACCACTGTCATACTGATACTGTGTTGAGAGGCTCCATACGCCATTATAGTTGGGCATTACTGTAGTCCTCCGTGATCATTAGAACAACCACCAACACCATAACGAGCTACAGATAAATCACCAAAATCTGCAGAATCACCTGCACTAGCTATTGTTATTTTTTCTAAAACACCATTAGCATCACTTGCTCCTACTTGAGATACACCTTTAGTAGAACTACTAACTGCACCTGTCATACCTGAAGCTGAAGCAATAGATATATCTCCAAAGTTAGTAGCATTACCAGTGGAGGCTATGGTTACATATTGTATCTGAGTTGAAGTATCTGGATTTAAAAAAAACACACCCCTAGTTTCACTAGAAACACCACCTGCACCATTATCAGTATTTTGAGTTAGATCACCAAAGTCTGTAGTATTACCAGTGCTAGCTATTGTTATATACTCTATTGTATTTGTAGCCTCACCTAATACAATAACACCTCTTGTGGGGCTAGCACAAGAAGCTCCATAATCTTTAGCAGCACTTAAATTACCAAAATCTGTAGCATTACCTGTTGATGCTGTTGTTATATACTCTATTGTATTTACACTACTACCTGTATTTCCTAATGTAATAACACCTCTAGTTGTACTAGCATGAGCATGACCTTGAGCACTTCCAGAAGATAAATCACCAAAGTCTGTAGCATTTCCTGTAGTAGCAATAGTTATATATTGAATAACATTACTATAAGTAGCACCTCCATCTTTTCCACCAGAAAATATACCTCTTGTAGAGCTAGAAGTACCTGCAGGAAAAAAGCCATAACTGTGAGTTAGATCACCAAAGTCAGTAGCATTACCGTCTGTAGCTATTTGAATATAGTCCATAACATTTGAAGGACCACTAGCATAACCCCCAGCAAAGACACCTCT